ATTCCTCTCCGCCAGCTTATCGCCTTTCAGAGGGAGCATCAGGAGGAGATCTCCGAGCTGGCCCAGGCCCTCGCGTCTAACATTCCCGCGGACACGCAAGGCATGTGGATCACGAGGAAAGAAAACCGTCTGGCGGAGCTCGAGCACGAGGCCGAGGAGATAAGGGACACTCTCGACTATTATCGCCAAGAAGGAATCTACTGGAGCAGGTCCCATAGGGACATGATCAGAACGTACCTGGAGATCCTGAGAAGCGTAGCTGATGAGATCGGCGCATACCCGCAAAGGCAAAGCCAACCTGCGAGATCGGGAAGCACGGTTCACTACGTTATTGACACGGAAGATTCGGACTCCCTGCAATGACGACGACGAAGACGCCCCTTCAAACTAAACTCCAGAAGTACAGGAAGTCCGCGATCGCAGCAGCCGGACTCGCGCTAACATTCGCAGCAACTTTCGCACCCGACAACAAGTACACGATCGCCGTCCTAGCCGTAGCGACTGCTTTCGGTGTCTGGCGAGTTCCGAACAAGACACAAACACAAACGAAGGGACCAACACCATGACCCCGGGCGGCGACTACTACGCGTCCCCTGATCAGGAGAAGTGTCAGGTAGCGTCCGACATTTGCACGACCATCCCGAGCCAGCGTTTCTATTGCAAGACCGAGGGCAGAAGCATCCTCATCTGTAATAACGACCTGAAGCGGTGGCGTGATCGGGTCAGTAGCACAAATGCAGAGAGATTTAGGCTCGAGTTGAAATGTCCTCTCTGCGCGGATTGGGCGTCCCCTGCTCAGCTTCGGCAAGCACGGCCAGAGCGTCAGGCTCTTCAAGGTCCTCTCGCCCAGACTCTGGACAAGGCCATGCATGCGGAGGGTCTGCTCATAGACCAAAGACAAAGGATTCTTCAGCGACTGAAGGACGACGCTCCCTGGCTCGCGTCCTCTTTCATTGAGCCCGGCTTTATCAGCAATCTTGAGAGCGGACCAGCAGCCGATCTATACGCCAAGCGGTCGTCATGACCACCCAAACCAGGCGGCCCAAACGAACTCCCGGCCAGAAGGAGCACCGCTACTCTCCGAGGGGAGCTTGTAAGGTCCTGTTCGCAACCAGAGACCCAGAGGTTCTCGTCAGCGGTCCTGCAGGGACCGGCAAGTCGAGAGCTTGCATGGAGAAGCTGCATGTCATGATGCTGCTGACGCCGGGGGCACGAGGTCTTATCGCACGGAAGAGCGCGACCTCCTTGAGCTCAACGGCCCTGAAGACGTGGGAGAACTTCGTGGCCAAGGAGGCCATTGAGGTCGGCGACGTGAAGTACTTCGGCGGCAGCGCGAGGGAGCCAGCGAGTTATCAGTACAAGAACGGATCCGTAGTCGCGATCGGCGGTCTCGATAAAGTTAGCAAGATCATGTCTGCTGAGTACGACGTAATTTATATTCAGGAAGCTACGGAGCTGACGGAGAACGACTGGGAGTCCCTGACGACACGGCTGAGGAACTGGAAGATCAGTTTCCAGCAGTTGATCGCGGACTGCAATCCTCAGAATCCGGATCACTGGCTCAAGAAGAGGGCGGACAGGGGAGCCACGACCCTGCTCGAGTCCGTACACGAGGACAATCCGGTTCTGTTCACGACAAGCGGAAAGATCACCCCGAGGGGTGCGTCCTACGTGGACAAGCTAGATCGGCTGACAGGCGTACGGTACAAGCGCTTGCGGCGAGGTCTCTGGGTCGCTGCTGAGGGAGTCATTTACGAGGACTACCTCGCGTCCACCCACCTGATCACAACACAGGATCTGCCGATCACAGACGAGGGCGACAACAGAGACCCCAGCGGAATCCCGATGTCCTGGCATCGCTATTGGTCAGTAGACTTCGGGTACACGCATCCGTTCGTGTGTCAGTTCTGGGCCGAGGATCCGGACGGCCGCCTGTACCTCTACAGAGAAATCTATCACACGCGGAGAACTGTAGATCAGCATTCAAAGACGATCAAGAAGCTCGTGCTCAATGAGCGCGGGTCCTGGAAAGAGCCAAGGCCACGAGCGATCGTGTGCGACCACGACGCAGAGGGCCGGGCCACGCTGGAGCAAGAGCTTGGCATGGGGACTGAGGCGGCGCACAAGTCGGTCCTGGAAGGGCTCGATATCACGCAGCGCCGATTCATCGTTCAGCCGGATTCAAGGCCTCGCATATACTTTCTACGAGATTCCCTCGTTGAAATGGACTCGGAACTGGAAGAGGCCGGGAGACCTACCTGCACTATAGACGAGCTTCCCGGTTACGTCTGGGCCGACAAGAAGACCAAGGAAGAGCCTGTCAAGGAAGATGACCACGGAGCAGACGCGATGCGGTATATCGTTGCCCAGCGAGAGCTAGGCATCCGCCCGATGTACAGAAGCTTCCCGGTTTAGGAGACGGCATGGAATTCAGAGATCTTGAGAACAGGTTCATGTATCATCCTCCGAAGAAGGATCAGGGGAACAGGTACGAGCAAATCAGGGAGGCTGCCCTGAGATTCGCGACCGTTGTCAATGAGCTGACTCCAGACAGCAGAGAAAAGTCTCTAGCTATCACGAATCTCGAAGAGGCTGTCATGTGGGCTAACGCTTCGATCGCGAGGAACGAGCCATGACGACCCCAGCACAGTACAGGTATCCCCAGATCAACAGGCTCCTGCTCGTGATTGGCGGAGTTCTGTTCTTCCTGGCGGCTATCACGTTCACAGGCTCCAGCATCTTCGGTGCTCCGGCGTGGGCATGGGGATTCGGCGGTTTCGCGGCCTGGTGTCTGGCGGGAGCTGTCTAATGACGACGCTTAACTTCCCTCAGGCGCTCAGGAACCGAAAGGGCCTGCGAGAGTACTCTAGAAGCGTTCTCGGAACCGCGAGAGCTAAATCCCGGCCGATCACGCGCCATATCGCGGATCACCTGTATACCATAGCCGGATTTGGCTGTATCTCGGCTGCATCCTTTGTCCATTCGGTCTTCACCGGCCTCATAACGACCGGTATCTTGCTCCTAGTTTTTGAATTCAAGGTGAGCGAGTAATGGCGACGCAGGCCGAAACTCAGATCCGCTGGACGCTGAACTACATCAAGGAGACCTACGGCGACGGCAACAGTCCGGAAGAGGTGGACGTAGATGACTGAGAGGAGGCCGTGCTGCTACGTGTGCCTGACCGGGGACGTCGCGGTCAAGGTCATCGACGACCAGGGATTTGAGCACTGGTTCTGTGCTGAGGACTGGGCGGCCGAGCAGGAGCTCCACGAGAAGATCATGGCGATGCTCGCGGACGCCAAGCGGGCACTGGAGCAAGTGACGCCATGACCAAGAGCCTATTCAAAAAGATCTACAACACGGCTAGACCCATTCCGTTCAACAGTTCTTGGAATTTGCACGGAGACAATCTCTACGGCTCGGGCCCAGCAGACCGATTCACCATGATGCAGGCCATGGGGATGCAGGGTACACTGTACGCGATTGTCCAATTGCTGTCCACAGGTTCCCAGAGCCAGGGCGGATGGCGACTATATCGCAAGAGCACAGACGGCAGGGTTCGGTACAGCAAGGGAGACGTGGGGTCTGATCAGCGCACGGAGGTCGTGCAGCATCAGGCGCTGAGGCTTTGGAATCGTCCCAATCCGTTCATGACTGGAGCAGACTTTCGCGAGATCGGCTGGCAGCACATGGAGCTAGCTGGCGAATGGTATTGGGTCATGAACAGAGGCCCCAACGGCACGAGCGTGCCGGTGGAGATGTGGCCGGTGCGCCCGGACCGAATGGAGCCAGTTCCGGACCGGCAGAATTTCCTGAAGGGCTGGGTTTACACGGGGCCGAATGGAGAGGCGGTGCCGCTGCAAACCTCAGAGGTCATACAGCTCAAGTATCCGCACCCAACAGATCCCTATAGGGGTCTGTCCGCTGTCCAGGCGATTCTAATTGACATTGACGCAGCTCGGTACAGTGCTGAGTGGAGCAGGAACTTCTTCCTGAATTCGGCTCAGCCCGGCGGCCTGGTTACATTCTCAAAACGTCTCACGGACGACGAGTTCACAGAGTTCACGGACCGGTGGCGCGAGCAGCATCAGGGGGTTGCGAGAGGTCACCGCGTAGGCGTCCTTGAACAAGGAGCGACTTGGCAGCCGAATACTTACTCAATGCGCGACATGCAGTTCGCTGATTTGCGCAAGGTGACCTCTGACATGATTCGGCAGGGATACCGGATTCACCAGGCCATGCTCGGGAACTCCGACGACGTGAACAGGGCTAATGCACAGACCGCGGAAGAAGTGCATGTGGCCTGGCACGAGATTCCGAGACTTCGCAGACAAAGGAATGTCTTGAACGTTCCGTATCTGGAAATGTTTGCGGGCACGGGTGAGGGAGTAGAGTTCGAGTTCGATAACCCGATGCCGCCGAGCGCTAACGAGGCCAATGAAGAACTGACGGTCAAGAGCGCGGCTGTTTCTCTGCTGATCGAGGCAGGGTTCGACGCTGCTGATGCCTGTGAAGTTGTGGGCCTACCGTACATGAGGTTTACGCCTCCGGTAGTTCCGCAGAAGACAGGCAATCCGCCGCCTACTGCACGTCCGGCTCTCCCGAAGCCGAGTCAAGCACAACCCGATATCACTCCGACACCGACAGGCCATAACAGTTTCGATATCAGTTTCGATCTGGCCGAGGTAATGAAGGAAGCGTTCGACGAGATCAAGAAAAATGGTAACGGCCATAGAGAAAGAGAGTCAGTATGAGCCGGCAGACGCCCTGGAGGACGACCAGGAGGGAGTATGCCCTGCACCAGCCGTCCGTGAACAACTGGTACAGGATCAGGAATCAGGCAGGTGGTCCGACTCAGCTGCACATCTACGACGAGATCGGCTTCTTCGGCGTCAGCGCTGCTGACCTGATGAGGGATCTGGCCGATGTGACCGGAGATCTCGAGGTCCACATCAACTCACCGGGCGGCGAGGTCTGGGACGGCATTGCGATCTACAATTCGCTGCTGGCCCGAAAGAACGTCACGGTTCACATTGACGGCATTGCAGCCAGCATCGCCAGTGTCATCGCCATGGCCGGGAATCCGGTGCTGATCGCGCGCAACGCTCAGATGATGATCCACGAGGGGTTTGCGATGGCGGTGGGTAACGCTCAGGACATGCGTGATCTCGCCGAGCAGCTGGACAAGGCCAGCAACAACATCGCCAGCATCTACAGCGATCACACAGGCAAGCCGATCAACTACTTCCGCGAAGTCATGAAGGCTGAGACCTGGTACGACGCGGACGAGTGCATCAACGAAGGTCTGGCCGATCGGCTCATAGACTCGGGCGCAGGCCGACGGATCAAGCAGCCAGACGACAAGTGGGACATGTCCGTTTACCACGCCTCGGGTCGTCAGACTCTGCCTCCGGGTTCAAGGCAGCCGATTCAGGCGGGTCCGTGGGATCCCGACGGTGACGGCGACGACGACTCTAGGCCGGAGACGGATACCGATCACAGTCACTGGAACGACCAGGGCAGGCAGATTCAGTCCGTGCCTGGCAGGCCACTCGTGGACGGCAATCTCGTCGACATTCGCAACGCCTCGGTCGACAACAGTCCCTGGGACGCGAGTCGTGCGATGCACAACGCGGCTCAGAGCGACAATCCGGCATCCTTCTACGGCTCGATCTGTGCCGGGAAGAGAAGCGGAGACCCCAGCACGGCAGAGGCGCATGCTCTTCCGCATCACTATCACCCCGGAGACGCTCCTAACGCGGCGGGCGTCAGGAACGCTCTGTCTCGCTTGTCGGGCACTCAGGGTCTTACGAATGAGAGCGCGGCCAAGTCGCATCTCGAAGGTCACATGCGGACCATCAACCCGGACTGGAGCCCGGACAACAGCTCGAGCAATCCGTTCGGGCTGAGCGACGAAGACATCGAGAGGTTCTCAGCCTCTCTCAGGCTCTGAAAGGAGAGCTAGCATGGCACCGACAGTTACCATCCCTTCCAAGCCTGAAGAGCTGGAGGCATTTCTCGGCGACGCCAGCAACGTCAAGGCGATGATGAGCGAGCAGGGAAAGTTCAAGGAGTTCATCAAGGCGTACGCCCACATGACGGTCGACAAGGACCGCGATCTCCAGGCGCAGATCAAGGAGCAGGTGCAGCTCGGCCTGGCGGACTTCATGCGTGAGAACGGCATGGGCAACGGCCGGCTCAACTTCAGCAACGCGGCCACCGAGACGCCTCGGTTCGACGCCCGCAAGGTGAGCATGGGCAAGGGCGCGGCCTACAACGCGAACAGCTACGGTGCGAAGTTGGAGAAGGAACTCAAGAACACCAGCAATGCCGACGGTGCGCAGGGCTGCATGTTCGAGTCCACCTCCGAGTTCTTCCAGGCCATCTGGCCCCGATACGAGACGCTGAAGAACTCCCAGCAGCTTGGGAAGAAGCGTTCAGCCGCGCTTCAGATCCAGAACTCGTTCGGCTCGGAGGTTCCGGCGGACGGCGGTTTCCTCATTCCGGAGGTTTTGCGGTCTCAGATCCTCCAGGTTGCTCTCGAGGACGCCGTCGTCCGCCCCAGGGCTCAGGTCATCCCCATGGACAGCCTGCGGGTACCGATCCCCATGATCGACACCACGAGCAACGTGAGCTCGGTGTTCGGCGGCGTGGTCTGCTACTGGACTGAGGAAGCGGCGCAGCTCGTTGAGTCGCAGGCGAGCTTCGGCAGGGTCGTACTGGACGCCAAGAAGCTGACCGGGTATGCGGAAGTCCCGAACGAGCTCCTGGCAGACGCCCCGGCGTTCGGGAGTTTCTTCGACACCATCTTCCCGCGTGCGATCGCGTGGTTCGAGGACATCGCGTTCATGACCGGCACGGGCGTCGGCGAGCCGCTGGGCTTCGTCAACTGCCCGGCTTC